TTGAGGAACGCGGCTGGTGCAGCAGATCCGGCCGCCGAGTGTCTGAAGATTCTTCTTGACCTCAAGCCATGGGAAATAAGCCGACTAAACGTATTTGACGTGTTCGGATTTATGAACTTCATCAAGGAGCAGGTTACAAACATCAACAACCTGTTCTCGGCTCTCAAAGTCAATTATTCATCAGAGGAGTTGTCTGCCGGTGTGAAGGAATTGGATTTCGGCCCATTTGGAGTGCTTGACTGGTATGCCAAGCGTATGGGGATCAGCAACCAGAATGAGGTTCGAGATGTGGCGTGGGTGCGCATCTACAACTGCATGAAGAATGACACGGAGCAGAACAATTATGAGCGTCGCCTCCGTAAACAGTATCAAGTAAAACCTTCAAGAAGATGAGCAACCCGGCATTTGACAACGAATACAAACTCGGCACAGTTGAGGGCAAAGTCCGCGATGTGGTGCTGAAGATGGGCGAGAATATAGAGTATCGCTTTATGAACTGGGCTCAAGCCAATGTTGAGTTAGACAAAATCAGCAAGCCTACCATTGTGTATATCCTGCCCCCGTCGGGCGATTTCTATATCGGCCGTCAAGAGATTAAGGATTACCCGGAGACCCAAATAGCCTTCGTATGCAGCACCGAGTTTGATTTTGAGAGCGATGAAAATGATGCCCTTGTTGAGCAGATGAAACGCCTCTGCATGCGATTCATCAATGCTATCAATGAGAGTGGCTATTTCGTTCAACTGGAAGGCAAATTACCATATAAGGTACTGTACGACCATCTTGACGAGAATGTGACTGGCGTTGTTATCACACCCACTCTTGAAGAAGAAGAAGGAGTTAGCATCTGCGAGGACTCCGATGTGTATAATCCTGAAGAACTGGAGAACGAATAATGGCAGAAATAACTGACATACTAACACAGCACCTCAATACAATAAAAACGAGAGTTGCGGAGCGCATGGTTGCTGAAAAGCGTAATGCGAGTGGCCGCACTGTATCTTCCCTTTCGGTAGAGGTTAATGGCGACCACGGCACTCTGTGGGGCTCGAAGGTATTTCTTGTAATGGAAAAGGGTCGCGGGCCTGGTGCTGTGCCCAAAGGCTTTCAGGAAATCATATACGAATGGGCGAAGTCAAAAGGTATCTCTGCAAAAGCGAAAGCCATCGCAGGACAGCCCCAATCGCCTGAAGGGGCTCTGAGGTCTTTCGCCGGAGCCGTCGCATACAACATCATGAAGAAAGGGACTCGGCTCTATAGGAGTAAACAATACAACGACATTTTCTCTACTGTCCTCAACGAGGAACTGGAGAAGATGAGCGAGGAACTGGCTATAAACCTGCTTGACAAGGTGTCTGGCATAAATGAATCTGCACAATGAGAACTGGAACATTTACCCTTTTGAACATAGCGGATTGCGTGGTTCGCTATCCTGACGAAATGTGCTTCGCTTTCAACCCCAACTTTGTGGAGTTTGAATCATCGTGGCCAGCGGGCGTCTTGACGGTAATTGTAGAAAAATCATCAGGATTAAGTTCGATTGACCCTCAGACTATCAAGATCTCTTTCTATAAAGGGAAAACCAGAATATATCTGTCCCGGCTTTTTGAGCTGATGTTTGATGATCCGCGAAACACTCGATGTGTAGAGGCGCAAGTGCAGATTAAAATAGGCACAACTACGCTGTTCACTTTCAGCACACTTGTCATTTGGGGAAATCTCGCTGTCGGAGAGCGTTTTGGCAACTTAGGAGTTTACAAGCGTGAAGATAACAAGCAATATTTTGAACGAAATCTGATATGGTTCAAAAAGTTTCCATTCACAGTTTCCCTTTTCCGATATAATCGTGATGTACAGTTCTACGGCCGCGTTGACAGTGGACGTTATGGCAGTGATCCTATATATCGTGACACCAAAGTATGCCTCTTTGAAAAAATAGAAAAATTAAACCCGAATAAACCTCTCACGTATCCAACAAAAGTTGAACTTCCGTTTGAGGTTGTATATTATGCTGTGCAGAAACGATTTTATGTCAAGAAAGATAATAAATTCTATACTAATTGGGTCGGCGACAGCAGCGAATACTGGGGCGATACTGCTGATTATTGCGACGCATCTAACGACAATAAGCCTCGCACAGATGTCACATATCTGTTGGAAACCGAAAGAGGCTTTGCTCGATACCGATTCATGAACGATGAGTTGGTTTACTGTGGAATGTTTACTGACCTTGGATTTGAAGACATTCCAGCCGGTCAGATATTTCCTACGGCAAAGCATACTGCAACTATCAAATACAAGATTTCTGAAGAGGACCGAACGATGTCGGTGTTCGACAGAACCTTTGACTATACATTCTTCCAAACCGGCGAGAATGTTGCACTAATCAACCTCAAAGTGTGTAATGACTCTGCGGGTTATTACTTACGATGGGTGGATAGACATGGAAACCTTCAGTATTTCCTCTTCGTCAAAGGCGACACAAACTACAAAAATAAACTTGGCTCCGACAAGGTGCTTCAAGATGAGCCAATCAATGATCTCTACTTCGCCAATATAACTCGGACACGAAGCATTGAGTGCACTGTAACTCGGAAATGTTGCGCCGTCAATCTCCCTGCTGATATCTTTGAGTATGTAATTACAATACTGTCATCGCCCATAATAGACCTTTATTGTGGCAAGGATATCTCTGGGGAAGATATATGGCTCCCTGTCAATATTGAGGCCAGTACCGTAAAGGTGAATCCGCAAAAGTTAATGAACGACTTGGAAATCACGTTCGCGTTGCCTGAAACCAATGCACAAACCTTGTAAGCTATGTACGAAGAACTATACATCATCGACAAAAGCACGAAATTGAGGGTTGATTTATCAATCCCATCTGGCATTACGCTTAATTTCAAGAGCAATATCTTCGGTGACTTATCGAAGATCACTTGCTCTTATACCTATACGTTCAAGTTGCCCCTTACTGCCAATAACCGTCGCGTGTTTGACAACGCCGATGATATTCGCTGTATCTCGAATAAAATACGCCGCCGGCTTAAAGCAGAGTACGTGCAGAATGGCATACCATTGTTTTCAAACGCGAATCTATACATCGATAGCACCGAAACTTGCTTTAATGCAATTATGACGTGGGGCGTCATTGATGGCTTTCAGACAATGAAAGATGACGACATATCGATACAAGACCTTCCGCTTTCAGTTAAACCGATTTTCGGTCCATGTAATGCAGAGATAACAGAATACTCCAACGAAGCAGACTTTGTTCAGCCGCTCTATAATGCTGGCCTACCATATGTCACTGAAAATGGGTGGAAAGATAGCTATAGCACCTGGTCTGTATTTCCCCTTCCGGCTATTCCGATATATCGCCTTATTCAGTTAATCAATACCCACTATGGGACTAAATTTAACCTCGGAGAGTTCTATGAATATGGTATGCAAGGCTCAAAGAACCACAAGCTGATTAGTCTTGGGGTAATACCTTGTGTAAATGTTGATGCTCCAGAAAACACCGATACAGAGAAAGCCGTACTGCAAACTAATATCGGCTGTTACATGCGAGGTCCTTATGCCGGTATTGAACATATCTTGACGGGAGCTACGAATGATCCAGCCCCGACAGATAGTAGATTCTCTTTGGTAAAGGACAGCGAAGGATTTACTATTGGCATTAAAATGTCAAGCGACGCTGCTTTATCTTTCGAGATCGACGGTTGCTGGCGAATGAAATTTACCCATGAACCGAACCAATACGAAGGTCAAGGCCGAGTTGAAATGGGTGCACCTGACACTACTGGGCTTACGCCTAAACTGACGTTTTATTATACAACGAGTGGAACAAGTGCTGCCTCCCTTGCGTCCGTAGAGGGGCGGTTTTCTTGGGATAACGATTGGTGCTGGATCTTTGACTTTTCAAAGGAGCGAGGTCGTGATCGCGTATCTGTGACTATCCCTCCGAACGCTACGCTTTTTTGCGCGATTGAGGTCGATGCTAATGCTCTGCAAATGAAATGGGCGGAGGGTACGAAGATTATGAGATTCTTTGAGCAAGTGGACCCCGGTAATATTCAGTGGAGCAGGCCGGAGAATAGTGCCGGCAAAATACCTATGGATTTGATGAGCAATCTCCCGGACATTAGTTGTATGAACTTGATGAAATCACTCTTTTTTATGATGGGTGCATTTCCGTCTATTAAACCATCTGGCGAGATAGTTCCGATATTCTATACCGTGCTTCGTGAGAACATTCTCACAGGTAATGCTGTGGATTGGAGTTCGCGAATGACAACCGATCATGCTACACTCCCCACTAAGACGACTTATAGCATAAGTGGGTTTGGACAACGGAATTATTACCTGATGAAGAACGACAGCGTTGATGGTGACGAGAATGAAGATGAGTCAGACGTGTACGCTGATGGTAAAGGGATTATTAGTGTAGGAAACGAGATTATCGAAAAAGACAAGACAATTATCCAGTTGCCCTTTTATGCTCCCTATATCAAGAACAAGAAGGCTCCGTCAATACCGACCGGGAACACTATCAAATTCTGGTATTACGAAAATGATGAGGTAAAGACCAAAGAAGCCAAACCTTGCGTCGGAATAATAAAGCCACTCATTCAAAAGCAAAATGGCGCACCGACGGGTAAACAATGGATGAGCATGGAAGTGTGGAACGATTTTGTCAAAATCAATTCCGACCCATCATATTCATATCTCTCAAGAATAATGGAGAATCCGATAGTGATAACCGAAAACTTGCGACTGAATGAGCACGACCTGCGTATGCTGGATTACACAGTTCCTGTATATCTTGAGAAATACGGTGCCTACTTTGCAATAGTATCAATATCGCGCGACAGCAAGGGTGTCTGCAAATGTGAACTCATAAAACTCCCCGAAGAATAATATGGCCTCAGATGTAAGAACAAAAATACTGGATATTCAAGTGCGGGCCAAAGACGCGCTTGATCAGATTGCGAAATACCGCAAAGAGGTAGCCGATGCTATGGCCCGGCAGAAGGAACTCAAAAAAGAGCTTGATGATGGTGCAATATCCGAAGAGGAGTACGGTCGTCAGGTGGAAGCCTCGCGTATATTCATCACGCAGCAAAATCAGGCCATCAACACCCTGACAAGGCAACTCAACAATCAGGAAAAAGCCCAGGCTGAAAACCTTGGCTCTCTCGTTCAGTGGCGTGCTGAACTGTCTAACCTCACGGCTGAATATGATAAGTTGAGCCAGGCCGAGCGTGAAGGTGCCCGTGGCGAAGAGTTGAAAGCCCATATAAATGAGATAACGACCAAACTTAAGGAGGCAGAGCAAGGCACTCAGAGGTTCTTCCGTAACGTCGGCAACTATCCCAACGCTATGGGGCAGGCAGCAACGGCCGTTGAGGGCCTGATTGACGCCCTTTCCAAAGAGTGCAAGACTGCGGAAGAAGCAGAGGAAGCCAACGATATTCTTCGCCGCGCGCTTGCCGGAATAGACCCCTCTGCCGAAGGTGCTGCCGATGCCATAGAAGCGCTCAATAGGAAAATCGAAGAAAACAACGAGGTTATAGCCGAGCATGAAAACCAAAGCGAAGGGCTTATTGATTCTCTCGGAGAGTTGGTAGGTATCAATACAAAGTTCGGTAGTTCTCTTGAAAACCTGGCAAACAATTCGGCTGGATCATTCATCGACGGCCTGAAAGTTAAGATTCAAGCCTTAGGTAAAACTTTGATGACGCTGCTTGCCAATCCGTATGTTTTAGCAATTCTTGGTATTGCCGGAACTATTATGGCTGCGAAGGCGTGGTTCGATTACAATAAAGGCTTGGTAGAAGCCACTCGCCTTACCTCCGATCTTACTGGTAAAAGTGGTAACGACCTCAAGAACTTCCGTAACGAAGTTCAGGCCACCGCTGACACATTCGGAGCTGATTTTGAAAGCGTCTTGACGGCCGCGAACAATGTCGCCAATCAATTTGGAATAAGCGTTGATGAGGCCTTGAAACTGGTTCAAGACGGTTTTGTGTCTGGTGCTAATGCCAACGGCAAATATCTGGAGAGCCTTGAAGAGTTCCCGGCTTATTTCAAAGAAGCAGGCGTAAGTGCGGAAGGTTTCATCGCCATCACGACACAAGCCAGCAAAATGGGCATTGTGTCGAATAAGGCTCTTGATACTATAAAGGAGGCCAATATCCGTCTTGGAGAAATGTCTGATGCTACGGCCGGTTCGTTAAAAGCGATAGGTCTGAACTCAACTGAGATACAGAAGAAACTGGCAGACGGCTCAATGACAACCTTTGAGGTAATGCAGCAAGTCAGTGGAAAACTGGCAGAGTTGCCTGAAAGCTCCAAGGTAGCCAGCGAGGCTGTTGCCAATATCTTCGGAGGCCCCGGTCAAGATGCCGGTTACAAATATCTTACCACGCTCAAAGATATGAGTGTAAGCATGGACGAGGTTAAAGAGAAGTCCGGGGAACTCGGCCGCCTGCAAGAAGAACAGTTGCAGAGCCAGGTCGAGCTCGACAATGCCATAGCCGGTTTATTTGACCTCACTGGTGGCACGTTTGAGTCAATGATGACGCAAGCCAAAACATTTGTCAACAAGGGTATCACTGCAATCATCAAAGGAATAGTAGATGTTTGCAACTGGTTCATTGAGTTATATAACGAATCTCTATTAGTCCGTGGAATTGTCGCATCTATCGGAAACACATTCAAAATCCTGTGGTCAGTAGTCAAGAATGTGCTCGGGTTGATTGTGGACGAGATTGTCGGACTTGGTAACATGATCAAGGGCGCTTTTACACTGAACTGGGATACATTCTCTGCCGGTTGGGAGAAATTTCGCTCAGCCTCTGGTAAGGCCCTCAAGAATATCGTGAATGACACGGTAGCCAGCACAAAAGAAGCCTGGGATAGCCTTGACAAGAAGCTCCCTAAGATTGAGATTCCAGTTGAGGCTAAAGCGACTGTCGATACTTCTGTAACCACTAATAATGACGGCAATGGGAAGAAAGGCGGAGGCGGTAAGAGCGGAGGTGGAAGTTCTTCCAAAACAACTTCCAAAAGCGGTAATGATCCTGCCAAGGTTGAGGCCGAATTACTTCGTAAGGCGGAAGATGAACTGCTGAAGATAACCAAAGAAGCCGCTGAAACTCGACGCAAACAGTTGGCTCTGTCCTACGACCGTCAGATTGCGGACTATAAAAAGAAACTGGCGGAAGATAAAACGTTGACTGAGCAGAGCAAAACTGCAATTCTCAGTATCATAGACTCTCTCGGAAAGCAGAAGGAAGCCGCCATGGCCGAATTCGATACCGAGGAGTTGAAGAAGCGCATTGAACATCAGTCCAAACTCATAGAACTTCAACTCCGTGCCGTAGAAGAAGGCTCCAATGCTGAACTTACCCTCAAGATGGAGCAACTTCAGAAGCAGGAGGAGTTGGAACTCGCGCAGGCCCAACGCGATTATGAAAATGAAGAGGAGCGTCAAATCGCTCTTGCCGCCATTCGAGAGAAATATAACAAGGAAAAAGACGCTGCCGTTGACGAGTATCAAACTCAAATTTACGAAAAGCAGAAAGTAGTTCTCCAGAATGAGATCGACCAACTTGACATAGCCGAAACCGAAAAGCAACTCCGTCGTGAGGGTTGGCGAACCATGACCGATGAAGAAATGGAAGCCGACCAAGAAAGGAAGTTACAATCTATTGGGGGCTATGAGGCCGAACGTTTAAGGACTGAACGTGATGCGGCAGAGCAAGAGTACCAAAATTTGCTTGAAAGAGTACAATTATCTACACAAACCGAAGAAGAATGGATTCAAGAACAGAATAACGCTAAACAGAATTGGCTTGATAAGCAGGTTGCCATCAATGAAGCCTATGTCAAGAACGAGCAGGCAAAAGCCCAAGCGGCCCGTGCAGTTTCCAATAGTCTTATCAGTCTATTGGAAGCCGTCGGAGAGGAAGGCTCCGCGGCTGCGAAAATGGCTAAAGTTATCGCTTTGGCTCAGATAGCCATTGATACAGGTAAGGCTCTCTCCGCCGGTATCGCATCGGCGTCAGCAGTGCCGTTCCCTGGTAATCTTGTTGCTATTGCTACCACAGTCGCCACTGTATTGGCTAATATCGCCACAGCAATTTCAACTGTTAAGAGCGCGAAATTCGCCAAGGGTGGTAAAGTGAATGGCCCGGGCGATGGAACGAGCGACAGCATACCTGCAATGCTTTCAAACGGCGAATATGTGATGACAGCAAGAGCGACCAAGATGTTTGAGCCGGTGTTGGCGGCAATGAACAGTATCGGAAGCGGAGTGCCTATCCAGGTAGCCAATTCCTACGAAAGCGTTGACAATGCTGAAATGCTTACGGATTCATTCTCGCAAGCCGCAAGAGAGATAAAGCCGGTTGTGTCCGTCGTGGAGATTACCGAGGCACAAGACCGGGTAGATATGATTGAAAACTTAGATAACTTCTGATAATATGAACTGCTACGAACTTATTAAAGCCAACCAGAGTCTTCTTCAGGTACTGAAGAACAACAAAATCAGCGTGAACGACATAGATTCTCTGCAAATCTATGAAGAATTCCGCGCGATGAAGAAGCATAGTCACAAGACTATCTATTGTGTGTCGGTTCTTGCTGACAAATACGGTAAGTCCCAGCGCACAATCTACAATATCATCGACCATTTCCGCAGTAATGTGGAAATATAAAGGGCCGGCGGCTATCCGTCGACCCTCGATCCGTTCGATACTGTTATCAGAAGTCCTCGGAGAACGAAGCCTTAGAATTTGTCCTTATCGCATCTTGGATAAGGGATGATTCTTTGGCAAGTATTTTCCCGATCTTATCTTTCATCCATTCTTTCTCGTAAGTTTTGGAATCCCCTAATTCTATCCGAATCTTTGTAACGCCTTTCTCAAGTAATGCCAACTGATCAGGCGTGATTGAGTATTGGGCGGAAACCTCCCATATGTTTACTCCGGAAATTGATTTCAAATCAGCAGACCCACCCATGTATGTGGATAATTCAATCACATCGCCATTCGTGGTTTTTATTAGCATCCGGCCACCTTTGTGTATAGTTGTAACTTCTCCACAATTCAGCTGTATGCAAAGAGAATACAGCGGGGAGCCTTCCGTAGGCTGCATATAACTCAAGCCAATAAATAGTTTCATGCGATCAGAGAATCCTCCAACATTCTCTTTTGAGCAAAATATGTAGCGATTCCCATCGGCCGGAGTGTCATCAGACACAATCTTTTGAGCAAAGGCAGAGATACCGATAATGGTGCATATCAGGAGGGTAAGTAACTTCTTCATATCATTTCGTTTTCAATAGTTCCGGGTAAAAGTGCCCCACCATCCAGCGGAAGATACGGCAGGTATAGTAGTGATAATCGTAAGGGGTGTTAAAGAATCGCTCCGGGAGTTCTTCTTCGGTGGGAATCCGATCTACATATCCCCCGTCAATCTCAATGCGCCAACCATCGAATTCATAGACATCGGTTCGACCCTCGGCCGGTATGATTGCACAGTGCACGTTGTGGGGATAGTTTTTCTTGGTTGAGAAGCCTTGCTTGAATACTCCGCAAATATAAATTGCTCGGAAACTTCCTTGTGGCTGTTCATCAAAAGTAATCGTGGGTGAAAATGGTAGCGGATCGTCAGTCATTGGGTCTTTGTTCCATGCTGCGCAGAACTTCTTGCTCCAGGAGCCTTTAACGCAAGCTGCGCAGTGATGTGATAAATCTCCCTCCCGGACGTACTTGGTCCAGAAGAATTTGAATTTGCCTGGGTCGATGTTATGTCTGATAGTTACCATTGGTCTTCATATTTGCTTTCAATCACGTTATTCAGCAACTATCCGACGTCACGCAAAAATGGCGTAGAACAACTGCCTAACGTCATCAAGGCCTACCACAGCCTACTATCCCATAGGAGTGTCCTACGCCAATGGCGACCGGATACACTACTCCCAATGGGATAGTATCTATTAGCCTTTTCTTTATCAATGTGGTAGTTTCGATGACGATTAGGCTATAATGTTCCTTGAGTGTCGTATGGGTATATGCCTCTGCATATTACGAAACTCTCCGCAAATTTAATCATTTTTTGTGAAAGTCAGAGAAAAATTTGCAGATTGGATTAAAATTTTCCTCTTGAAATTTGCACAGATGATTATTTCTTTGTAATTTTGTATATGCGGATGTGATGATTAAATCATTGAGGCACAACTCCTAAAACAACAAATAGTATGACAATAACCAGCAAATCAAAGACATTCAGACCGAGGAAGGTGCGGACAAGCGGAAACGCCCCGGCGGAGGTTCATACTAGCCTTCGTAGGACACCCTCCCTCGGTTTTTCACTTCCTAAAACAACAAATAGTATGGCAACTTACAGCAAAGAACTCGCCCAGAACTGGATCAACAAGTACAACAACTCAGCAGCCAAAGCAGAAGGCACCTCATTCGAGGACTTTCTCATGGACTGCATGATGGATTACGGCCATAACGAAGAAGCGGCCGTTGCAGTCTGCGAGTCTATCAACATCGCCACATTCATACCTTTCTGCGAAGAGGTTAACGGCGGAGCACTCTAAAATCCCCACATCAAAAACATCAATCATGGTAGCCGGTTCGTCCGGCTGCCTCTAATCCCACACTCGTATGCAAGAGACAACATCAATGGATGTCGCAAGAGCATTAGGAAGGAAAAACCACGGCAATTTCCTAATCAGCTTGCGACGGATTGAAGCCAAAACCGGATATTCGTTTACCAAGGCGATGCGGACAATCGGAATGAAACACGGTTTCAGCAAAGAATGTCCATACTATAAACTGACGATTGAGGATTGCAACATAATCAAGAGCTATCTAACGAAACCTGAAGAAAAGGAAATAATGACGGCATTTATATCCGCCTTATTCTCAAAGGAAAAACCGGCCATCCACACATCTAAAGCTCTTGCTTCACAGCCGCGTATTGAATTGTTCAAGTCAGATGGTTTTGGCGAACTGCACGTTACATTCGATACAGACCAGTTGTGGTATTGCCTATCAGATATATGCAGAAGCCTTGAATTGCTAATAAAAGAGGGCGAACGCATAGTTCGGCAGAATGTATGCGCTACGAAAGATTTTCTTGTAAAGAGAATGAAACGCACCGCAGGAGAATTATTTGTAGATTACGATGGATTGTTATCCGTCATAATCGAAAGCAAGAAATCCAAAGCCAACTCATACCGAAAATGGGTAACAAACATTCTTCCAACCAAACAAAATGTTGCACCCGCTATTGTGCCGGAATGTTACCCGACATTAGATGAATACTTCACTTTATACGTGCCTGCACCGGAATTCCATGAAGCCCTTTCTGAGGTGAATGCTCATTGCCTTACTGCGGCAGGACGATCAGGGATGAATTCAGAGAAACGTAAATCCCTCATCAGGGATGTTGGAATCCTCAACACATTCTGCGACACACTAAAAGCCGTTTACCAACTCGCTTAAATGCAAATAAGATATTGATATTTCAGGGATTGTCCGTGAGGTCAGTCCCTTTGTTGTAATAAAAAGGAGAGAGTTACCTCTCTCCTCGTTGGCAGGCTGTGGAATTGCTATTTACCTTTTGGGGGCATTGGGCGTTTGTTAGATTTACGCCGTTTCTTCCGTTTACCCTTTCCATTAGTGAAAAAACTCCAGATTGTAATAACGGTAGCGATGAAGTTTAGAACATCAATGAAATGCTTGAGGATTTGTTCCATGTTGTATGTGCTACCCATTTGAGCGTAGCCTGCCAACTCCTAAAGCGGTAGGCCAGTTGCTCACTTATTTAGCCCGGTTGCTGCACGAATAATGGGTCGGCAGATAACTATGGAACCAAGTGCCAACGCGCAAATGTAATCAAATTAGGCTGAATACGCTCTAGGCCAGGCGAGAAAATTGCAGATACGATTAAAATAAATGCTCAAATGCTTGCGTATATGATTATTTTTGATTACTTTTGTATATGCAAATAAGATGTTTTTATAATCAAAAACCATAGGACATATGAGAAGATACAAATTATTCAAGACTACCACAGGGTACGAGGCCCGAAATGCTAAAGGCGAGGCGATTGCTTTTGTATCGCAGGACGGCCCCGGCGAAATACGCGTTGATTATGAAATCCCATGTGGATGGGAAAAAGAAAAATTCGAGGGCGATTTGTCAAAATGGAGCGAGAAGGATATTCGCAATATGTTGCGAACCTTAATTTGATGCGCCATGAACACGCTGACAAAAACGACAATCCCCACTATAGACTGTCAAGAGCTATTATCATTGCTGACCTGCGCTCTCGACTACGGATACAACTTTGGCCTTGCCGAGGAGTTGACGATATGCAATCCCATTGACGGCGATGTTTACTATGATGAGGTTGTTTCAGCATTGCTTGATGGCCGTGATATAATCTTCAAGGATAAAGCCGACAGTTCTACTAAAAAACTTACGTATGGAGGGCTGCTTCATGCGGCATTTGAGTTCGCACAGGAATATCCCCGAATATATTCTCGCATTGGAGAAGAAGATGGTTATATCCCTCAGGTCGGGTTACGAATACTCCTGACTGCCCTATATGGTTGGGCACGGGTCGCGACCGATATAGGTGAGCGGTTTTCTAACTTCATCAAACTCAACTGAAGATAAATGCAAATAAGATATTCACAATTAAAACCCCTTAAATATTATGTTCGACTTTCACGAACCTGAGCCACCGAAAGTATACTGGCTCGATGTAAGAGCCGGTTTGTCAGATGTGGACCGGCACGAAATCTACGCCGATTTTGAAATGGCTCGCCACAACTACGAAGTCTGGAAATATGACAGCAGAGTCATGAACGCTCACGGATCAGTGTCGCTTGTCGAAATGACTCCGGACGAGAATGGCAAGTATGTTGTTGCCCGAGAACTCGGCGACAAGCAATGGTAATAATCCTCTAACAATATCAATATGGAAACTGCTCTATTGGAAGTTGGACTCGCGCCGTCATGTGTTCATACGGACAAACGTGAACGCAAATATTACCTGATGAAGAGGTTTGTAAGGGCCGCAATTAGGCTTCGCGAAGCCGGAATTAACCTTGGCGTTAAGATTGTAGCCTTTTTCTACGAAACTCCTTTCAACTTCAAGGTAATGGTAAATGGCGATGCTCACTTTGAGAAGGTTGCCGACATCTTCTGTACTCTTGAGTTTACCAACGACGAGCGCCGAGAGATTCTTATGGCATTAGATATCACCACTTTTGAAAAGATGGAGTGTGAAGTTGCTGCTCGAGGATATCAAATGAACTACGCCTCTCCCATTTTTGCCGTAATAACATTCTAACATCATTAAAGATATGCCTAACGAAAGACATATATCGCTCGTTGCGTTTCTTAACTCAGATATTAACGAACGCAACAACAACCTGCCTGAGCAATACTGTCTGAAATCCGGCTATGCCAACGGCTATGTTGCTGTACCGCCAGAACACCCTCTCCATGGGAAATCATTTGTGGACTTCACGCTTGATGTTCACGGTGGAGTCACATTCACCGACCATTATGGAACAGTGAAGCGGAACTTCAAGAATATAGAATACATCGATGATGCGTCAGACGTGTCCGATAATTGGTGGGTAATAGGTTTCGATACATGCCATTTTGAAGATTCGTTGGAACGTTGGCCCAAAGAAGCAGTAATCGCTGAAACACAAAATTTGAAACACCAACTCGAAGAACTATGCACAAACTCAGGCCAATAATCTTTCGAGGCAAACGCCTTGACAATGGCGAATGGGTTGAGGGCGACCTCATCTGTAACGATGGAGCCAGCCATCCGAAAATCAAGTTCGCAATGGAGCATTATCCGACACCGATTGAGACAAAGAGGTTAGATTTCAAAAGAATCTGCACCGGGTATGCCTATAAAGAGAGCGAAACATTCCTCAACTTCGATTATATCCGACCTCACTTGGCACGACAAATTGGAAAACATCTGCTTAAAGAAAATATGATTCAGTTCTCCATCGATGATAAGAACAGAGATATGAATATAATTCGGGCGGAGGTACTTGCTGCCCGTCCACTGGAAGATGATTTCCAATAGACCAATATATTCGGCGTAGGATTGTCGCGAGATAAGCCTGCGCTTCCTTTGTCTAACTGCCTGAAAATCTTGCAAATTTGATTAAAATAATTGCTCTAAAATTTGCGTATTTGATTATTTATTTGTAATTTTGGGTATGCAAATAAGATGATTTAATCATAAACGAAAGCAAGATGGAAACAGAAAGAAAAATACTCAAAGTTGAAAATGCGGAACAAAGCCTGGCATTCCTGCTGATGGCAAAGAATGTGAAATTCGCTTACTCATACGGAGTATTCTACATCTTCGACACTCACAATCCGGAACTGTTCCTCAGCTTCTGCAAGAAGTCCGAGGTTCGACAGTCGGAGATTGATAAGATGGTTGTAACAGAAACAACCGCCGACGAATTCTAACACAATTACAAGATATTCCAGACCCTGCTTCGGCGGGGTCTGATGCTTCACACCCCTACCTGAACAAGACAATTATGAGTATCGCAAGAAAAGTAGCACAAGACAAACGCAAATACCTGCGCCACGTGAAAGAATTTCTTTGCCGCCTCAGTATTCCTGATGTGGTAGAGCGAATGGACGATGATGAATTCATAGCCGAGAAAGTCTTTCCAATCGCTAACGAGCAATTTGTGGATGACTACTATCGGTACCGCTCCGCGGATCATTATCTCCGCAACCGAGAGTTCTATGAGAACGAAGACAACTACGCACTTCATCCAAGTTTTTAACTAAATATCAAATCTCAAATGGAAAAGAAAATCATGAAAGCGATGTATTCAAGCATCGTGAGCAAGGACCCAATCCGTCCCATTATGACGGGTGTGTTCTTCGACCAAAACTGCTGTGTGGCAACTGATACCCACATGTTGGTAGTTTTCAACCACACCAACCCTAAATTTGTCGGCAAAGTAATGTCGGCGAATGGAGAAGAAATTCCCGGCAAGTTTCCCGACTACAACCGTGTGTTTCCGTCGAAGGAACGGCTCTCCAAGTTTCACCCGCGCATTGACCTCGCACAACTCCAGAAAGCCTGCGCATGGTTCAGCCGACAGCCCGGTTTCACCGAAAAAGACAGCGTGGTAATCCGTGGAAAAGGGTTGTCAATCAAATTTCTCGGCAATATCCTCAATCTCATAGCCCTCACGCCGGAGATAAAGAGTGCTGAAATGCTCCAAACGCCCGAGGGTAACGCAGCGGTTATCAAGAGCAAAAGTTTCCGCGCGTTACTGATGCCCCTGACCGTCGATGAAAGCAAGGTCGATGCACCTCGTGAAGAAGAATGCCCGGTTACGCTCACTCTTGAAAACCTCATCAACATGTTCGTCTTTGAAGGGTGGAAACCAAAGCCGCAGGAAGACCCTATGGCGTGGATGGACTAAAAAATCAATGACAACTCAAACTAAATATCAATAAGAAATGCAAGTAAGAAATATCCCCATGTCGGAGATAGTGCCCAGCGCACTCAATCCCCGTAAGACTTTCGACCAGGAAGAACTCGAAGAACTCGCGCAGAGTATCAAAGAAAATGGCCTCGTTCAGCCCATCACGCTGCGCAAACTCGGCAACAAGAAAGACTCCAAGTATGAAATCGTATGCGGAGAGCGACGCTTCCGGGCCAGCCAAATCATCGGAGCCGACTCCATTCAGGCAATCGTAAAGGACCTCAACGACAAGCAGGCTTTCGCCTGTATGATTATCGAGAACCTACAGCGCAAAAACATAGACCCAATGGAGGAAGCCGCCGCTCTGCACCATCTCTACACCGAAGGCTCCATGACCGTCAGCGAAATGGCAAAAATGCTCGGCAAGAGCACCAGTTTCGTTTCCGGCCGTATCCAGCTCAACAACACTATCGAGCCATTTGTGCAACTGATGCGCGACGGCATACTCGTTCTGACACACCTGCTCGACATCTGTAAACTCCCCAAGGAACAGCAGGAAATCCTCTATGAGTCTTGCTTCACAGAGGCAAGCCGGGCCCGTTGGACTTACAAGTTCCCCAACATGCCGCAACTCCACGAAATGATCGACAACCATGTCATGAATCAACTTGCCGGTGCTCGGTTCTCGCTGTCCGACGCAACGTATGCGTGTGGCACTGCGTGTGAATCATGCCCTCTCAACACAGCCAATAATCCCGAGAATTCACGCGACGCTAGCACTCCGCGTTGTATGAAGCGCGAGTGTTTCCTTGCCAAATCCCGCGAGGCTGTATTCCGCGAAGCAAAGCAAGCCGCAAAGAAGGGCTCTCTGCTCGTGTTCTCCGGCGTCTATTCAGACAGCGAGGATATTCTTCGTGCGGCCGACGAATATGGACTGGAAGTCATCGGCCTCGGCAATCGTCAGTATGTTCTCGCCCCGGTGGCACCTGACCCTGCTATGTTCAAAGACGAGGAAACCCTTTCCGTCCGCATGGCAAACTACAACAAACTGAAATCAGTATTCGACGACAACATCAAGGATGGCACCATCACGCCGGTATATGAAATCTGCTATGACGGACTTCTCAGCGGTGAAACCAAATATGTTTACAGCGTTCCCGACAGCAATGACGAGCCTTTCGCCGGCGACAAAGTGGCTACAAACAATCAACGAATCTCGGAGTTGAAGATGAAACTTCGCGAGGCCGACGACCACCGCAATGAGGATTTCGTTGAAAAGCAGCGAGCCTTTATGGAAACCTCCGAATACTCCAAACTCAACACTGACCTTACTCCAGCGGAAACTCTCGTGTTCCAGGCCCTCGTTCTCAAACGTCTGCCTGTGGCGTTCAAGGAAAGCATAGGCTGCGGAGATTCTGCCGACTTCAAGTCCGCAGGCAAAATCATCGCGTCCAATATGAACGCGATTACACGAGAATTTATCCGCTCAATCCTCTCGGAAAAGAGCGTCAACTTCTCGGAAGAACTCGCCGCCATGCTCAACACTGTCATGGAAGAGCGTTATCCTCACAATGCCGAGGAAATAGCCAAATCGCTCGATGCCCGATATAATCAGTCCAAGAGCAATATCCAGAGTCAGATCGACACCCTCCGCGAAGAAATCCGCAAGGAGCAAGCTGCTCAGGCCGAAGTTGAATCCGACAAAACCGAAAGTGAATCGGACGACAGCAAAGCCGAACCAGCAACCGACGCTGCCGCGAATGAAGTGGCTGAAGAAGTCGCTGTGACTGCGGAAGAACCTGAGCAGGTCGCCGATGACTCCGAAGGAGAAGAATCTTCCGAGGTTGAAGAAAAGGCTGAAGAATAAATATAACCCATGGGCGTAGGCGCTTTCCGGTGCCTACGTCCATAACCTTTACAATATGAAATTGAAATTACAACGACTTTCCAGTTGGCAATCCAACGATAAGTTCAACATCGCGCTTTCCGCACCGATGTCGCCGATGATGGCTGCGCAGGACTTCGTAAAAAAGGTCTTTCCAGAGAATCAATTCATACTCACTGGCCTTTTTCGTATCTTAGGCGATGAAGAACCAGCCTTTACTACATGGGAGCATGCCGATACTGAGCCGGTACAAATAGATGTAATCGTTGGTGTCCTCAACTTCCAGCATCTATTCGTGTTCGGTGAAATCGGAAGCCAATACATGCCTATCAGTATAGTTCTCGATGGCGATGCCCAGTTCAGTGAACTCTATACTCAATACAAATGGATCGCCGCTCCTACGCCACAAGAAATCGCTGATATTCTCAGTACAATCAATCTCTCTGAACTCAAGTCTGAATTTGAAACTTTTCGTTGGAAAGTCAAGGGCGAAATGGCCGATGATTGGTTCCTCGAACGCAATATGCAGGAGCAATCCACGATTACCGGCGAAAATATTCCTCGCGATGCCCTTGCCAAATGGGATCGAATGACCCCACAAGAAAAATACTCTTCATTCAAGAAATGGAACGAGAAGTCATAATTCTACAAGCCGGCGACCCGTGGTTATCGTGCAGTTCATTACGTATCCTCGGAATATTCTCCGATGAGGACAATTTCAAGAAGTATGCCGGCCAACTTCTTGAGAAGAACATTATCACAGAATGGGGCTACAAATCCCTGACCGGGTATTATGGAAATGGCCGTCAATGCGACTACAAAGACGGCGCTCTGACCGTATCAATCGAACCGCTCAATCCGAGCATTGAAGATACCGACATTTAGAACGCGGAGGTGGACTATCACAATGATAGCCCATCTCTGTTTATCTTATATAATCTTGCGTATATGATTAAAATAACCTCTCTAAAATTTGCGTCTATGATTATTTTTGATTACTTTTGTATATGCAAATAAGATGTTTAATCAAAAACGAAACAAGATGAAAGAAATAACCGCCTACTATGTATCAATCGAGGATGGACGCAAGGTATATGCCCGACGCAGATTCACAGACAAATGCAATGCAGTAGACTTTGCGAGAACTTATGCTGAAACGTGGTGCAAAAAACATTCCACACTTCCAGTGGACTCAACTCCTGAATTTCGTCGCCAAATACTTCACATTTGTCTGTCCAATCGCTCGAAACTATATTGCAATGTCGAGCAATGTACAGAACAAGAAAACGGATTGCAAGCGCAAAGTACATTTGGCAACTTTTGACACTCTTCCAGCGAGCGCATAAGGATTGCTACTGAATCTTTACTCTCGTGAAAATACTAAATCGACATGACACGACAAGAAGAAATAAATGTGCTCCAATCACTCAAGGAGGACACATACTTCGCGCAGGTATTCAAACCTGATACCATAGACGCCATGTGCCGCAACATTGAAAATGACTTTCCCCTCGATTGCGGCATAGAATTGTTTGAGAACTGCCAATCGGTAATAAGAACCCGAAATGAAGTAAAGACCCTCAAGGGGCAACTCGACGAAAGTGTCGGAGAGGTGGAGGACTTGAGAGAGCAGAAGTCAGAAATGGTAGATTTTCTGCTTGAGCAAGCTAACCAAATCTCCGATTCCAAAATCAGAACCAACATACTTGACAAGGTGCAATATATGGTAGGACACAAAGCTACTATCAAACGGAAAATTCAACTCAGTCTTGACCTGACCAAAGAGGATAAAGAATGGTTGGCACAAAATCTCTGAAATATGATTGACCAAGATTATACCAAAGATGACCTCAAGAAGGCAATGCTGAACGAGGCCTGCCCCAATATGATAGGCTTCTACAGCGATATGGTAGAGGACTTCAAACTCATCGACGAAATGAACTATGGAGACAAAGCCCAGTGGTTCTACCGCAAGCAAGGAACCTGCCTTGAAGTGGAAGATCCGCAGATGTTCCAGCAGAATTTCGATTATTGGGAGAAGCAGATATTTCGCTCTTTTGAAATCATTCGGAGAGGTAAAGACCTCTACAGCGTAAGAGAAATCCACCCTAAGCACAGTTGATATGGAAACAACCTATTACAACCCAAAGTCCGGCAAAGTCAATTACAAAGCCATCGAAAAGGCTGTCGGCCATAAACTCGACTACGAAGAGCGAGAGTATGCAATTTATTATTATGAATCAGGCAACACCGGCTTACCGGATTTTGACTCAGAAGCCATGTCTGACTTCTGCCTGATGCTTCACGGAGGATAGTAAGATGAAGCCGACAACACAAATCGAATACAACGAGGAGATGTACCCTGTATTCTTTCTCCCGATACATAACGAAGGAGAGATTCATGTGTACAGCATAGGGACTGAATCGCTGCAAGATGCGCTTCTTATGCCAAACACATCGTTCCGTGATGACATAGCGCAACGAATTGATGAGAAGATATTCTTCTACATTCCTGACAAACTCGCAGATGCAACCGAGAGAGAAATTATAAGTTTCATCGAAAACAACCTGAACTAATGACAAGCGAAGAAAGTTTTGCCCGGCTTGATGCAATCAGGGCAGAAAAATATCCTTACGAAGAACGCGACCGAGAGGAATGGCGCGCAAACGCTGATAATCCCAAGAAAAGAGCCGAGATTAGTCGTAGGCGTTCCGATTGGATAGAAGCCCAGGATCGTAGAGAGAATGAAGCAATAAAGGCTCTGATTCCACGGGTTGGCCTGCCATGCACGGTTTACTACTATACTGACCGCCACGCCGCCACCATTACCAAAATACTCAGTCCTAACAAAGTGGTCGTCCAAGACAACCTTGTAGAATGCGAGGATTTCTATTCTGGCAAATACATAATATTGCCCGAATTAGAACCCAGAGAGCAAGTATTTACAAAACGTAGGAATGGTATATGGATTTTGGAAGGCCACCCAACTAAAGACGGCGTTAGCCTCCTGCTTCATTACCAAAGTCACTACATAGACCCACATTTCTGATATGGTAAAAGTATATATAATCCGAGAAGGTTATGCTGAGTCCTTACGCGCCGACGATGACCTCATTGGTTTCAAAGAATATGTTGAAGAGGGCGTATATTGGCAATCGTATGATTTTTCAAATCCAACGACAGCCGACGACTTTTGCGCCGGAGTCTGTTCAGGACATTCAGATGAAAGGGCCCCAATGGGATTCTTAATCTTGCGTGACGACATCGAGGATGACATGCCTTATATTCAAACTTTAATAGACGCATAACTATGGAAGGACGAAGCGCAACCCTTAACGAGCCATACCAAGGCTACCGAAACATCATACTTGTAGAATACTGGCCCACGATGTATAAGTGGGAAGTTGAGATTTGCGGCTCAGGTAAGCATATCTGGGTTTACAGCGATGAATTCACATTAGACTAATCAATATGGAAACAAACTATGTAACAATCCTCGATTTTACGACGGGGTGGGTAAACATCATACACCTGACTCCCGAAGAAATCCAGGAATCCGAGAAGTATGAGGATTTTGAAACATTCCTCAGCACTCTCGAAGAAAAATATGGATTCAAGCTATCCAACTGTCAGTGGATGGTAAGTGAAGAACTCCACATTGCCCGATATGAAAACGGCGAAGAGGTACAAACAGAGGACATATGAAAGAGATAACGACAACAACGGTCACGACTGAAGTCATACGTCGTGCACCCAAAAAAAAGACTATCGCGCGAGCCGATCACAACGTGGAGGACGGCCAGATACTTATAACTGAAACCTATGCTCCGGCTTCACTGGGCAAAAACACTGGAGTAGGACATGGCATTAGTCGTATATGTCTTTCAGAGGCTCGAAAAAAGACCAAACAAGGCTTGACAAATGTGATGGTAGAAACCCCGACATCTGGTCAATTCTGCCTTGCAACTTCGCTTCTGCACCTTACAACCATACGTGACGGCATTAGCGAAATGGCAACACGTTCAGGCATGGGCTTCCTTGATAAGGACAATCGAGAACGGCTGTTGATTATTGCCGTACAACTCAACGAATTTATTCCAATCCTGCGGGATATTATGGTTAATCAGGTAAACCTCTTCGCCAACAAACAATTCACGATTCTCTAATCTGGGATATACCCTAAAGATACCACAAAAATAGGCTCAAAACATACAAAATGGTGTAATTACGATTGCACTTATAAAGGCTCGGCTAACAACCGGGCCTTTTTCATTTGAAATTTTCTTGAAACCAATTATTTAGCCACATCCTATAATTTGAAATCGCAAACTTAAACAACTAATACCTGCCTACAGCATTAGATCCAGCGACAACCCTTAATACAACCTCAACGCCTACCTCGCACAAAATCAAGATATTAGAACTATCCAATACTGAATTTGCCATTGCACCTCAAATCTCTAATACATTGACTCTCAGCACTTAATATAGGTGTAACTTTGGATTGATAAATCATCTAAAAATCAATCTCCGCAATGGCTACATTAAAGATTTACAATGATATAGTCGATGAAGAACAGAAGCTCTGCATGGCTGATTGGGGAGCGCCGGAAGGCGTATGCTTCAAGGACGTGAAAGAGTTCATCGAATCCATTCCGGAAGACGATAACGTCATTGATATTCGGCTGCATTGTTGCGGTGGCGACTGCGGCGAAGGCTGGTCCATCTATGACGCACTTCGCGCTTCCGGCAAACAGATTTCTGCTACGGTCGAAGGGGAATGTTCGTCTATCGCTTCAATCATTCTGCTTGCTGCACCCGCTGAGCGTCGCTTCGCACACAAAAATATCCGTATGTGCCTGCACAATCCGGCCTATGAGTATCTGATGACCGATATGCCCCTGCGCTATACGCCGGACAAACTCGATGATCTGATTGAAGACCTCTCGGTGCAGTCAAAGGCTCTTCGTGAAGAGCAAGACCGCATTCTTGACCTTTATGTCGAACGCACCGGAGCAAATCGCAAGGCCCTCCAATCCTTGATGGACAAAGACACATTCATTGACGCCGAGCGCGCGCAGGAACTTGGCTTTATCTCCCACATACTCGTACCTACAACCGCTCACAGGACAAAACGCAATAAGAATTCAAAACTCAATAAAAATCGTATGGCAAAACCCCAAAACTCCCGCAGAACCGCTGCTAAGCAGCCCTCCGCTTTCGCACGGTTTCTCGCGAAGACTGGCCTTGCACGCATGAAAGACCAGGTTGTAACCGCCGCTGATGGCAGCGAGTTTACAGTTGAACGCGAGGATGGTGACCCTCAGATTGGCGACAGCGCCTATCCTGACGGTAACTATATCCTCGACGACGGCACTGAAATCGTCGTAGAAGGCGAACGCATCACAGACATCATCGACCCTGTGGAGGACAACACTGACGATGATCCCGACCCCCTCGCTTCCGCTAATGACCCCGAAGAAATCCGCGAACTCATCGCAGAGCTTCAGGGTCGCCTGAAAGAACTCGACCCCGACGCGGCCCCCGAAGAGAACGCACCTCAGGTTGAAGAACTCCAGCAGACTGTTGACGAGCTTCAGAAAAAGGTTGAGGAGCAGGAAGTGGAACTCAAGAGCGCCCGTCCCATCGTCGCAAAGGTCAACCGCGCCGGAGGAATGTCCTGGCTCGACCAGACTCTCGGCATGCGTTCCACTTACACTCCTCAGAACCGTCGTTTCGTTGCTCACGGTGCTCCCGCCGGCCAGCAGGCTCCCCAGTCCAAGACCCGCGATGCAATCAACAAACGCCGCGAAGCTGTAGCCGCTAAACGCGAACAGCGCAGAAAGTAAATCAATCACCACGTAACAATTTAATCAAACAATATGATTAACTGGAATCAATTTACCGTCGACAACGGGGCGATTACTGACCTTCGGGAATTGCTCTTTCTCACGGTGTACGATGATCCCGACATTGACCTTACGGTCAAAAATGAAACCGGTGTAACAAACGGTAAGAAACTCGGGTACATCGACAGCATGGGCGATGTCGGCGAGGCACGCAGTGGCTGTGACCCCCAATACAGCAAAGTAAATGTAACCGGCATTCAGAAGGAGTGGGAACTCGGCGACTGGGAAATCGCTAAGGAAATCTGCTACGATGAGTTGGAAAACACCATCGCGGAAGATTCGCTCAACACCGGCACCGACCGCGCTTATCTCCAGGACACCCCCTACTGGGATCAGATTCTTATGCCTCTTCTCGAGAAGGCTATGAAGGAAATGTTCTGGCGTATCGTGTGGTTCGGTGACAAGGACGCGAAGAATATCGCTGACGGTGGTATCCTCAAAGCCGGTATCAACCCAAAACTGTTCAACATGTGCGACGGTCTGTGGAAGCGTCTTCAGGCGATTATCGCAGCCAATCCCAACCAGCATACGGAAATCGCTGCAAACGCTGCTACCACATACCTCGACCAGAAGAACGGAATTCTCGTCCCCGGTACTGCCATCAAGATTTTCGACACCCTGCTTGCTGATGCAGACTCTCGCATCTTCGACAAGCCCGGCTCGGCTATCTTCTGCACGAACTCCATGTTCAAGGCACTCCGTACCGACCTTGTGGAACGCTATGGCAAGACCACAATGCCGTTCGAGAACGTTGCCACCGGTATCACTCTTTCGGAATATGACGGCCGTACCATTATCGCCCTCGACATTTGGGACCGCATGATCAAAAAATACGAAGACACCGGAACAGCCCTCAACTGCCCCCATCGTGCCATTGTCTGCTCCCCCGACAACCTTTTCGTCGGAACGAACGACAAAGACAAGATTGCTTCGCTCAGTGTTCACTTCAACGATAAGGACCGCAAGAACTACATCTACGCCGCATCGAAAATCGGCACTCTCGTAGGTGAGGACGAGCTCGTCCAGATCGCTATCTAAACCCTGATTCAGTATGGCTACAGAAAGTTGCGATTATCAGTTAGCTGCCGATTTGGCGGCTAACTGTACCGTGAAACCCGTTAAGGGTATCAAATCCCACGGTTACATTATGAACTATGACGACATCGATTTTGAAGCCACGACTCGTGACCCTACAAACCCGAACATCGTCAAGGCTCTCATTCTGAAAACCGGCGCCAAGGCTTACAAAATGTATGTACCCGGCAAGAGCCCTTACACTGGCACGAAAAAGTCAATGGTAGCCGGAACATATCGAAACCGATTCAACAAGGACGTTTCCGTCGTCATTCTCGACAATGGCCCCGATGTATCTCACAATATCATCGACCAGCTTGCCAACGGCACATTCGTGGTGGTACTTGAAAACAAGTTCGCCGGTGCTGACGGGAAGAACACCTATGAGATTTATGGTCTGGAGTCCGGACTTACGGCAACAGCCCTCGACGACGACAAATACTCCGATGACACCGAAGGTGGTTGGCTCGCCACACTTCAGGAAGAGAACGCACCGACTTCTGGCATCTTCCTCTTCGGAGAATCATTGTCCGCAACCCGCACAGCCCTTGCCTCACTCGTTAGTGGCTCATAAATCTGCCTATGGGAAGCTACGAAAAGACAATGGCTGACCTTTCTGAGATGAAAAGCCGTTTCCAAAGCGGCTTTTCTTCTTCGGATAGGATTCTGCTTGATAGGCTACATCGGCTTATCTACGGCTCGGAAATAACAAATACGGGCTGTAGCGATTGTTACCGGGACGCTTATGTAATGATTTACAACAAACTTAAAACTGACAAAGAAATGCCGAAATCACCCAACTATATCCTGAAGGGCGGAGCGTTAATCCATCCTGTCGGGACTTCTCGTTTTTACACCAATCCTCTGCCTTCAGACGACATCGCCGAAGAATTCCTCAGCAAGTTCCCGCATGAGGTAAATAAGTTCGCCCAACTCCCGGTTGACTGGGAGGATCGAGTGGCTGCCTACAAAGCCCGCAAAGCAGAGGAGGCACGAGCCAAAGCGGAAGCCGAGAAAAAAGACACGGGAGAGAATGCTCCAACCGTTAACGACGGCGAAGCAGAAGAACTCAAGACCTCGCTTATTGAGGCGGGGCAGCAGATTGAGTCGCTGCGCAATGACAAGGAGGAACTGACATCCAAAGTCAAAAATCTTACCGAGGAAAATGCCGAATTGACTCAGAAAGTGGAAGCACTCAATGGACTCCTCGCAGAAAGGACCGCAATCGAAGCCTCCGGTGAAAACTTCGAATCCGAAGAGGTAAACAATCTTCAGATGGAGTTGGCAACCGCAAAAGCAGAACTGGAAGCGGCCCAGGCTGAAAATGAACAGCTCAAACTCGACAACCGCGCTCTCAAAGCCGCAAACACCCGCCTGAAAAACAATAGCGCGAAAGACGCTGAATAAACTCCTGATGCATGAACATCAACAATGTCCGACGCTCTCCTGAAAGACTGACAAATGTCTATTGGAGCACCCTCAACATACAAGCATACGGTAGGGATAATCTTTATCCCTACCGTATGCTCAATCTTATATTGAATAGTCCGACCGGCGGCTCGTGTTGCGAACGTTACCAGACATTCATTGAGGGCAACGGGCTTAACGATACCGAGTTTTCGGAATACATCGTTAACCGGGCAGGCGATACTGTTGATGACATTTATAGCCTACTGGCTAAAGACATGGCACTCTACCACGGCTTCGCACTCCATGTCAATTACAATTTGGCGTGTGAGATTGTGGAGTTGAACCATATTCCATTTCAGGACTGCCGATTGGAAGAGGAAACAGAGGGAGGCCAAGTAATCTATATTAACGTTCACCCCGACTGGACTGGGCACAAAACCCGCAAAGGCAATAAGATCCTTGTTGACAAAAAGCACGTTGACAAAATCTATGTGTTCAATCCAATAAAAGAGGTTGTGCTATCGCAAATCGTAGCATCGGGTGGCATTGACAAATACAAAGGGCAGATCCTTTGGTTCTCTATGGACGGCCGTTTCGAGTATCCCAAGCCCATCTACGACAAAGCAGTCACAAATCTTTCAACCGATGAGGGCCTTGACAATGTGAAGTATCGCAACACGCGAAATAACTTCCTTATGTCAGGTATGCTCATGCGTCGCAAGGGTACCGCGATGGGGCTTGATGATGATGGCAATGAGCGCGACGGTGGGTCTGTTAGCGATGACGATTTCTCCAAGAATCTCGACATCTTCCAAGGTGATGTCAATGCCTGCTCAATCATAGACATCACATATCAAGCGGAAGAGGATAAACCTCAATTTGTGCCGTTTGAAGCAACCAATTTCGATAGTAAGTTCGATTCAACCGAAAAGAGTACAACCGAAAGAATTTATTCTGCCTTTGGGCAAGAAGTATTCTACTTGATTAGAAGCGGCAAAACGGGATGGAGCGGAACCGTGATTGCAGAAGCCTACGAATACTACAACTCGTATGTCGCTAAGGAGCGTCGAGCAATCTCACGAGCAATAAAAAGAATATTCGACCACTGGTTCGAGGTCGTCAACCGTAGCGAAGACTATACAGTACAACCACTGGTCTATGTAACTAACGAATCTAACAAGAGCGATGGAGCACATAATAACCCCGAGTGAAATAGTTAGTCTCGGCAGACCAATAGGTAAAGTTGATGACGAAAAGTTGATCGCATACATTACCGAAGCGGAACAGATGAACATCAAACCGGCTTTGGGCGATGAACTTTTCCTCAATATTCTCAAAGAGGGAGAAACGAATGATCTGTACAAAGTTCTGCTTAACGGTGGCACATATAAGGATTCTTCTGAAAACCTCCACTCATTCGTAGGACTCAAGACAACATTGTCATACTTCGTATATGCTCAAAACGTGATGACTGGAGATTTTCAGTCAACCCGGTATGGCATGAGGCTGAAAGACGGGGACTATTCCAGTGCCATAAGCAGCAAGGAGAGATCTGATTGCTATAACAATGCCCTCGAAGTAGCCAACCATTATTTGAGCGAGTGTCTGGCATTCTGCAAAGCCAATGGACTCTTAGGAAATCGTAAAGGCCGCAAGGTTCTCTCGACCGGCGGCTGCACCATTCGTAAAATCGGATAAAAAACACCGTTATGGGACTCAATAGTAAAACCAATCTCAAAAGCCAGGCCGACCTTATCCGATATGAGGATGGCGAGGGCAAGAACACGGCGGAACGAGTCGGTAAACTTCTCTCGGAGATAATAGAGAATACCGATCAATCTCTGACGACAGAAACGAATGCCCGTGTTCAGCAGGATAATATCCTACAACAAACTGCTTCAACGGCATCAAGCATTGCAAATACGGCATACAATGAGGCCAAAGAGGCCAAGTCAAAGGCCACAACAGCGCAAAGCACCGCTGATACAGCCAAGGCGACGGCTGATGCCGCAAAGAAGGTAACCGATACCAAAGGTTTACCTGGTGGGTTAGCAACTCTTGATTCAACCGGCAAAGTTCCGGCATCACAACTTCCTGGATACGTTGATGATGTTGTGGAGTTCAATGCCTTTGTGGAGGATGTGACCCCTCAGATAGCTTCTATCGCCAAGAGCTCCACCGACGCAGGGTGCATGGTGGTGTATAATGCAGCCACCAATCGTTTTGTTTTAGCGGTTTCAAACCGCAATGTTGCAGTCGATGCCGATTGGGGTGCAGTTCTCAGACCTCAGAGGGTGGCGTCAACTCCTTCTACTGCTATTGTCGGAGGAGATTTGACGAAGGTTCAGGTTACCGACTACTGGAATATAAAAGATACCGGGATTACTCTCATATCCTCGGCATTTATTTATTACAACAACTGGCTCGATGCTGATTCATTTGGAAAATACACAACAGATGGTCGAGTGCCTGAAGCCGGCAAAATCTATACGTGTACTTCCGAAAACAAGACATTCCGTTGGAGTGGTACGGAGTTAATTGCCATAGGCTCCGACCTTGCTCTCGGCCATGTCGCCGGGTCTGCTTTCCCCGGCAATGAGGGTGCGCAGTTGAAAGAGCAGCAGGAGATGGCGAGTCGCCAAATCTATGACAACGCCCACCGTATTAACACAATCGGTATTCTTCCCGCAGACGGATATTGGGATGGAACCGACAAAGAGCCGACAAGTGGTGTTTGGCTCTGTCCTAATGGCGACGATGGGGTGTATTTCCGAAGTTTCGGAAATACTGACTTTTACGGAATTGCAGAAGAACTCTACAATTCGAATATTTACTACAACCCCGGCTGGCTCTATCGTTTGCCCGATGGTATATATCGTATCAACAATGACAAACTGGAGTCAATTTCCGGCTCGGCTGTTGGTAACACATACAATGCAACCGTAGAAATACCACTGCCAAGTGGAGAGTATTACTCGGATATCAACGCTGAAACGCAGACCCATAACGTCCTTCAGGCTATTCTCAAAGAGGGAGTGGCCTCGCTCGGCTTGCAGATAACTTTCGCCATAGGTTCTGCTTCATGGAAAACTTATCAGTATGTCGGCCCGAATGTAACTGAGCCGCAGTTCCTAAGCCCCCAAAATTGGGTTGACCTTGCAGGTATGTCGGCCGGAGCAGAAGCGATTATCAACGTGGATGCCCTTTGCCCTCGATCCGTGGCCGGGTTTTATACCAAAGACACGGCTATTGACGCGATTCTCTCTGAGCAATCCAAATCAGGCATAACCTATGCAAAGGGAGGCCTCGTTATCACTTTCCGAGTTGAGGAATATAAGTGGGAGGCGTATCAGTTCACGGGCCAGCCTACGGACTTCGCAAGCAAAGACTTGTGGAAAGAGTTTGGCGGAGGTGGCTCTGTAAAAACCTCCGACAAGCCCGAAAAGGACGGAAAAGAGGCTCTCTCCACTGGCGGTGCATACGAAATACAGCAAGACAGTTTCGACCATCTCGAAAGCGATCAGGACGCGGAAAACCATATCATCAAAGCGGTAAGCAAACGTGGCAATGAAATGGGCGAATCTATCAAAATACCCAAAAGTACAGGGTCAGGAACTGCGTCAGGGTCATCGCTGAATATATATCTTGAAAACCCTGCAATATATGCCGCGTTTGGATCTGACATCATTGCTCGCGCCGCCATTAAATCCGTTACGTTTGATGGCAACGATGAAGTGCTTGGTGTCATTAGACGCTTGGAAATCATAGACGCGACCTCCGGACTTTCGTTGTGGAGTGAAAATGTCAATCAGAATTCCTCGACCTCTGCGACTAATTACACGTTCCAATTCGATTTTACCCCCTACTTCGCTGAGGCTGCCGCCAAAGATTTCACGATAGTGGCATCAGATGCCGAAGGCAATATCAAGCGCCGTACTATCACAGTGACGGCCGTCGATGTTACCTGCACCTCTGTTCAAACCCTCAACTATACCTCAAGTTCCGCTCTCGAAGTCGGCGGTTCGACCAAGAACCTGCTGATGTATAAGTTCGCCAACAACGTATCAAAGCAGGGTGTCAAGGTATTTACCGAAATGTTCTATAACGGTGAATGGAGAAGCCTCGGAGTGGCGACAATCACTGACAGTTACTCACACTCTATCTCCATCGACCCGTGCAATGTGTTCGGAGGAGGAGAACGTTTGGAACATGGCTCATATCCTGTTCGCGTATATGGCGAAGATGTTGCTTCCGGCGTTACTGGTAACACAATCTATTCCTCAATCATGTGCGTTGACTCCGCATCAAAGGAGCCAATCGTATCGTTACGCTTCAACGATGCCAACAATGGCGTTGTGCGACTGTATGACAATCTCGAGGTGGAGGTAGCAGCATACACGCCAGGCAAGAACTCCACGACTGCCGAAGTCTATGTCGATGGCAAGGAGATAACATCAGTTGACTGCCAAATCTCGCAGACATATCCCGTCCGCAAACAGATTCAGGGCTATGCAACCGACGGTAGCGCTACCATTGAGGTGTATGCCAAGAATGGCAACAGCCAAACTAATCCCATATCCGTAAGGGTTGTAGGATCTGCAATCAACGCCATCATCAAAGAGGGCGCATTGTTTGGTTTTGACTTCTCTACACGAAGCAACTCAGAGCCGGACCACACCATTAGCAATAACGGCTACACAATGTCGGTCATCGGCTCAAATTGGTCGTCCAATGGCTTCGCCACGTACCTTGGTGAAAACTGCCTCCGTATCGCCGAAAATGTGAAGGCCCGGATAGAAAAGTACCAACCTTTTGGGTCTGCCGCTACCGAGCGTACCAATGGTATGGCTTTCCAGTTCGCTTTCGCCACAAACAACATCAAGGACGATACTGCAAAACTGATGGAGTGCTACGACCCCGATTCCGGCGTGGGCTTCTATGTGACCGGCAACGAGATTGTATTGCACTGCAAGACTGGTACGCCGAACAAAATCACTCGCTCTTTCAAGTGCGGAGAAAAGCATACCGTCGGAATTGTCGTTGAGCCCTCTACAATCACAGTTCGCCGTGGCACCACCGAATATGCTACAGTGAAACTCTACGTCGATGGTGAGGAAATCGGCGCGATTGGCTATGTTGCCAACTCTGGTGCAATTCTCAATACTAAGAACATTTCTTTTGATGGAACAGACGGCGATTTCTATCTATACTACACACTCGCCTATGACAGTTACTATGAGTGGGCGCAGGCTTTCCAGAACTATCTCTGCAAACTGACCGATACCGAAGCGATGATTGCTGAGTACGACAAGGAGAACGTACTCGACAATCAGAACCGACCCTCTATGAGCTTGCTCAAAGAGAAAGGTATTCCATATTATGTGGTTGTTGCTCCGCAAGCCACATTCGACAGCTTCGACGGCGACATCGACACCAAGCAGAACTTCAAGTGCACGCTGTTCTATTTCCACCCGACAATGCCGTGGCGCTCTTTCAAGGCAGAGAATGTCCGCTGGCGCCGTCAGGGTACGACCTCTGCCAAGCGTCCTATCAAGAATGACCGCTTCTATCTCCAGAAAGAGAAAAACTGGAAAATCACGGCACTCAATCCCGAATACACCAATGCTGACGCACTCAAAACCTACGAACTGTTCAACATTGGCTATGTGCGCGTGATTGAGCACTCCATTCCAGTTGCTATTCTCACTGTTAAGGTCGACTACTCGGACTCATCAATGGCGAACGACTGTGGTGTCTGCGATATGATGAACGCCACATTCCGTGCCCTCGGCTCGAACTTCCTTACTCCGGCCCAGCGCGCATTTGATGGCACATGGGAGAAGAAAGGTGTCACTGTAACCGGGCTTGAAATGAACCACTCCACGGCAAACCACCCCGTGGCTGCTTTCCGAGCCACATCAGACTCACTCGCTGATGCTTGGTTCCACGCCCGTGGCAACTGGAAAGAGGACAAAGGCGAGCAGGTCGCACTCGGTTTCAAAGACACTCCTGGTTACAACAAGGGGTGTATGAACTACGGCGATTTCATTGAGTTCTTCGGCAAGCCCCAATATGACAATGCAGGCAAATACACCGGGCAGGAAACTCTTGATGAAATCATGGCCCGTTTCAAGACTACCGAAGGACTTGACACAAGCAAGCCCTATATCCTCTCGCAATATTGCGGCCGCGACTATCGTATCATGCGGTTCAGTGGCGGCGAGTGGGCCCGCTCGACTGGCTCCATGAAGCAGATCAACGGCAAGTGGGTTATAACCGGCGATGTCCTCAATCCCGTCAGCGGCTACGAATTGATAACCTACGACGCCATGGACTGGTTTATGGGCGTCGGCTCAATAGATGATATGATGGCCCCGGTCAAGACTCAATCATCGTGGGTTTCCAAACTCAACCTCGGCCAAGAAACATATCCGGCATGGACCCAGTATTTCGAGTGCATGGTGGACGACGACCAACTTCAGGAAGACCTCGCTATGGGCCGCAAAGTTCCTTACGAACTGTTCAATGTCCTCAAATTCTGCGATTCCTGCGACTACTCCAAGAAAGAGTTGTCAGCGACATGGAAGAAACTGTGGCGCGATAATGCGTGGAAGTACATGAGTATAGCCTCCCTTCTCGCTTACTACACGTTTACAGACTACCTTGCCGCCGTCGATCAGCAGGCAAAGAATATGCAGCCGATGTTCTTCCTTGAAGATGGTTGCTGGGTTGAGAATGGCGAATACCACTCGCCGTCCTCGATGGAGCCGTTGCGTATGTACTTCAACAAGGTTTATGACTGCGACACCTGCAATGGTAAGGATAATGACGGTGGTAATACCATACCTGCCGAACTTGACCCTGCCGAAGATGACAAGTGCTATGCCGGCCGTGGCTCAATCCTTTGGAACAATCTCCGTCGCTGCGACAATCAGGAAATGGTTGCCGATGCCGGAGGTGGCACACTCACGCTTCCGGGTGTTGTCGGTATGATGCGTACACTCCCCGAAGTTGACGGTATCGGTGCAGGTCCGTTCTCGCCCAAGGGTGCTATGTACTACTTCGTGCAGAAGCGCATTGAAATGTGGCCGAAGGTGGTATGTACCTACGACTGTGAGCGCAAGTACATCAAGTATTCGGAGATTTACACCGATATCTATTACTATGCCCTCCACGGTTCGGGCCGTCAGGCTCTGCCTCGCTTCATTGAGCAGCGTTGGCGTATACGCGACGGCTACTATCAGACCGGCGACTTCAAAGACGCAAGCCACGTCCTCGGCGGCCGTATCGGTGCCAAGACTGGAGCAGTTATCCGCTTCCGTGCGGGTAAGTCCGGCTACTACGGTATCGGCAATGACGGTGGCAATGTGACGCAGGGTATGTACCTCAAGGCCGGAGAGCAGGGCGTGTTTACCGACTTCCAGCATGGCGATAACATCTTGCTTTACATCTATCAGGCCGACCAGATGAGCGAGATAGACCTTTCTGAACTCTCGCTTGACCCCAATTTCCAGTTCTCGATAATGACGCTCGCCGAGAAGATAAAAATCGGCTCCGCGACACACAAGGCATCATGGACTCTCTCGCCCGGCAATACGGGATTCCTTGAGAACATGAACCTTGGTGATTTGCCGTTCCTGCGTGAGCTGGAAATAACGGGCACCGAGGTTACAACCGTGAATGCCTCCAAATGTCCGCGATTGGAGAGGGTACTTGCCGCTGACAGCCAACTCACCACAATCTCGTTGGCCGAAACATCGCCTGTCGATACTCTCGTCCTCCCTGCCACGATGACTGACCTGTCGTTGGTAAACCTCCCGAATCTTACCTATCCCGGAGGCATGACACTTGCCGGACTCGGCAGTGTTCAGCGCCTTATGCTTTCGGGCTGCCCGAACATCGATCCTATGGGCCTCATCAACGAAATCATCAAGTCATCAAGCATACGGTTCATACGTCTGCCGGATGTCAACATCACATCCCCCTCATCGGTACTGCTTGCGCTCAAATCAAGTGGGGCGATAGGTCTTGACCCCACGGGCAACGCATACGAGGAGAGCGGTAAGTGTTCCGGCATAACAGGCCGCTGGATTCTGGCAGACCTCGTTGATGACAGCGTTCTCAATTCTCTCAAAGCCTACTTCCCGGCATTGGAAATACACAATTCGCAGTACTCGACGGTCTGCTATTCGGATTTTGAGGGCGATACAGAGAACATGACCAATGTCGACGACAGTACCGGGTACAAGTTCAACAACGGCTATACCGTACCGGGGCACGTCAGAAAGATTGAGGCCATGAGCCACGCCTACCGTTCATCCTACAATGTCCGAGATGGTAAAATGTACTGCCGGCAGATAAGTGATTCCGATTATACCAAATTGGCCGACG